TGACATTACAGAAAAACCTACGACTGAGGCCATGCAAACGCTAGTCGACGGCACATTCAAGCGCATCAACCAGGCAAGCGGCTACTCCGCATATGTCACACCTGCAGTACTACCACCAGTGTCCCATGGCGTCGCTACAGTTGACTCATTGTCTCTTCGCGACCCGATTAAAGTACATAAGACATACACTCTTTCGCCTCACGGGGGCATGGTCTTGAATCAGATCAGTGGGTCTGATTACGAGACAATCCGCACTTTATTTGGACGCTACGCAAAAACCATGCCGCATCTCGGGAAGAACGCCGAAAACACCACACTGTGCAATCTGATCAATGGTTTGTGTAAAGCACTTTACAACAGACAAACAAGCAACAGATTAGACGCACTTAAACGCGACCTGTATTGCACACCAGAAGAACTGAACTTGCATTATAAGGAATACATAGTTGCATTGAACAAAAAGATCAACCACGAACCGGACGAGATTGACCAAGTTGCCTACCAGAATCTTAAGATATTATCCGAGATAGACAACCCGTTTGATTTTTATTCAGAAGTTCTCACATTCGTTAATAAGAGGCAGGGTAAATATTCACCCAAAGATTCATTCGATTCAAGTGACAAAGTGGGTCAGGGCGTTGCAGCCATGTCAAAAAGAATTAACCTCCTACTTTGTGCATACGCCCGATGTCTGAACGACAAAATCAGGAAGATCACTAGACGCACTGACTGCGCGGTCAAATTCGCAACATACGGGTCCGACCGCGAACTTGTATCCGAAATTAATGCCTTGATGTCAGCCGTGCCCAAAGGATACAAATTCGTCGAAAACGACTTCTCCGAATGGGACAGCTCATTCTATCGCCCGTTCGCTAGATTGACTCACTACCTGCTAAGCCTCATGGGCTGCCCACCATTCCTCAACGATTATTTCTTCAACTACCGACTACATTGGAAGATGATCTACCAGTCTAAAGCTGATCGCAACGCCACGCTCCAAGGCGAGGGCAAACAGTTTAGTGGCAATCCTTTTACACTTATCGAAAACAGCATTTGCAATTGTGCCTACTTATTCACTATCATGGATATTGAAGACCTGAAACTAGCCGCTATCAAAGGCGATGATGGTCTGATATACGCGAAAGGTGCTCAAATCACAGAACTGGGTAAGAACATGCTTATGGATTCGAAACACAAGATGAAGATGGACATGAGCGCAATCGGAGAATTCGCGTCCCTGATCGTCACCGACAGATATTGCGGTCCGGACTTGTTACGTAGATACTGCAAGTTCGTCGGCGCAAACTACAAAGACGCCAAACATTTCAATGAGTCGAAGATCAACACAATAGCAACAACAGAGTGTTTCTCATCTTTCGAACACTTACAACACGTCGCCGTGGCCACACAGGCCAAATACCAAGCACATGGCTATGCAGTATCTGTCGAAACTCTCAAGCTCATCTACAGCTATTTGAAAAACACTGCACCGAACGTGGGCTTTCATCAGCTCACTATGACTGAGAAACCGCAACTTACTCACCACGGCCCGACCAAACTCGTTTAGATTTATTTCAACCCACCTTATGTTTAGTTAGCATTCTTAAATTTAATCTTAATTTGATTAATTTTACTTTAATTTTGAACTTTTCATTTATCATTTACTTTAAACCTTTAATTTTGTTTTTAAAACATTAACAGCTATCTTTTATGGAATCCTTCTACCTTTGATTCCCTAATTCATAAACAATTTATACTTTCCCGCAGTTTAAAATAAGATTTAATGGTTAAGAAAGTCCACACAGACGGACCAATCACAGTTATTCATCCGAAACCAATCACAGGCCCACCTACCAAACCGAAACCAAAGCCCAATCATGTCTGAGATCGTCGAAGACCCGTTTAACACCGAAC